ATTTATATTTTTAGAAAAACACAACGACAACAAGGGTAAAGGTTTTCAAAGTTCTTTTCCAGAAAAAATTCAAAAAATTATTAATGATTGGAAGATATTAAAAGAAGGGGGATACATTGCGGGTATTAATTATTTTGAAATGGTTAGTTTTATTAAACCAGAGTTTATAAAAAATAAAAAGAAAACTGCTTTAAAAAACAAAGATACCACTATGCAGGAACTTCTTTCAGATGAGTTATTTACTTATGAAGAATTAACTGAGAAGTTTTATTTAAATGCTGGTAAAGAAAAAGAATGGCATGAAATATTTTATTTTGACACAACTCGTATTGTGTCTTCAAGTAAACCGAAAGCTTTATTTAATGATAGAGAAGACTTTAATGATTATTTATACAGATGTTGGAAACAAAATAAGTCTTTAAAAACAAAAATAATTTTAAGCACAATTCATGGTGTAAAAGGTAGAGAAGCAGACATCGTAGTCGTAAATGTTGATTGGGGTTTTTCATTAAATCATTATAAAAAAGGAAACAAGAAAGTAGAAGATGAAGAGGTGAGGGTATGTTACGTAGCGGTTACAAGAACCAAAAATGATTTATTTTTGTTAGACATTCCACATAATAGATCAAAACCTTTTCCTCTTTTAAAACATCATGACAAATTATAAGGAGGACAGATGACACACAAAAATATATTTGATGATGTGTTCCCACAAGATAAACAGATAGGTGGATCACATTACAAAAAGATGAAGATACAACCGTATGAATTTATTTCTAAAAATAACCTTTCATTTTTTCAAGGAAACGTGGTGAAGTACGTTTGCAGGTATTTGAATAAAAATGGTATACAAGACTTAGAAAAGATTATACACTACTGCGAGCTAGAAATAAAAAAATTGAAAGATACTAAATGATCCAGAAACCTTTATTTACGCCACAGGTGGAATGGTTTCCACCTGATGATTTTCCTGACTTATCTAAATACGATGAAATTGCAATTGACTTAGAAACAAAAGATCCTGACTTAAAAACAAAGGGATCTTCTTCAATGAGAGGTGAAGGTGATGTTGTTGGTATAGCCGTAGCAGTTAAGAATTGGGCTGGTTACTATCCAATAGCTCATGAATCTGGACCAAACTTAGAACGTGCAAAAGTTCTTGGTTGGTTTCAAGATGTTTTAAAAACAAGAGCAGATAAAATATTTCACAATGCAATATACGATTTGTGTTGGATTCATAGACTAGGGCTCACGGTTCACGGAACAATAATTGACACTATGATAATTGCGTCTGTAGTAGATGAAAATAGGTTTAGATATGATTTAAACTCTGTTGCTAGTGACTATACTGGTATGAGTAAGAATGAATCTGCTTTACAAGAAGCTGCAAAAGAATGGGGTGTTGATCCAAAAGCAGAGATGTATAAATTACCAGCAATGTATGTAGGTGAATACGCAGAGAAAGACGCAGAAATAACTTTAGCGTTATGGCAAGAATTAAAAAAAGAAATAAAATCTCAAGACCTTGATTCTGTTGTTGAATTAGAAACAAAAGTTTTACCATGCATTTTAGAGATGAAAGTAAAAGGTGTAAGGATAAACGAAAGTCAAGTAGAGCTTTTAGAATACAAATTAAAAAATGAGTATGATGAATACGTTGATAGAATTTATAATGAAACAAAAATATTTCCTGAAATATGGGCAGCTAAGAGTATAGAGAGTATTTGCAAAAAATTAGATATAAATGATTTTGATAGAACTGAAAAAACAGGTAAACCATCTTTCACAAAAAATTACTTAAAAAATCATAAAGGACACAAGCATAGTAACGTATTAAGGGCTCTTGCTAGTGCAAGAGAATTAGATAAATTACGTAACACATTTTTAGAATCTATAAAAAATTTTGTATACAAAGGACGAATACACGCTGATATACACCAATTAAGAGGAAGTTTTGGAGGAACCGTAACTGGTAGACTTTCTTATTCAAACCCAAATCTACAACAATTACCTAATTACACTAAACTAGGTATGGGTATTAGGTCTATATTTATGCCCGAGGAGGGTCATAGGTGGGGTTGTTTTGACTATTCTCAACAAGAGCCTAGGTTGGTAGTGCATTATGCTTTAGCGACTCTAGGAACCACAGGAGTGGCTTCTATTGCAGAGGCATACAAAAAAGGAGAAGCAGATTTTCATAGTATGGTAGCCTCTATAGCAGATATACCTAGATCACAGGCAAAAACAATTAATCTTGGTTTATTCTATGGTATGGGTAAAGCAAAACTACAGGCACAATTAGGTATAACTGAGGATCAAACAAAATCTTTGTTAGATAGATATCATCAGAGTGTTCCTTTTGTAAAACAACTAATTTATAAAACCATGGACAGGGCACAACAAAGAGGTTGGATTAGAACTATTTTAGGTAGAAAATGTAGGTTTGAGATGTGGGAGCCATCTACGTTTGGGATGCATAAACCACAAACTTTCGAGGAAGCATCATTGGAACACGGATCACGGAACATACAAAGAGCATTTACATACAAAGCTTTAAATAAATTAATACAAGGTAGTGCAGCAGATATGACAAAACAAGCTATGATTAATTTAAAAGAAGCAGGAATGACCCCAATGATTCAATTGCATGATGAGTTAAATATATCCTTTGAAAATGATAAACAAGCTGATAATGTTAAGGAAATAATGGAAACAGCTGTCCCATTAAAAGTTCCCAACAAAGTTGACTTTGAGGATGGAGAATGCTGGGGTGACATTGAAAATAATAGGGAGGAAGTTCCGGACGAGGATTACTTCTAAACATGAATGGCTTATTTAAATGGAAATATACCTGTAGAATACGCACAAATTAGGAGAGAGTATTTATATGACCTTAAAAAGCATCATGGAGAAGTTGAAGATTGCATTATCTTCGGCGTTACCTGTATTACTGGGCGTGCTTTATTATTTCATGCTATCATGGAAAACGGTGCAGTCTTTTACAGACTCCCTATTACGGCGTTTATTCAACGTGGATTCAAAGTTACTGACGTCCCAAGGAGACGACTTGATGAGCTTCAGCTCTGGAACTGTTTTAGTTATTATCCTGCTATTACTAGTTGGGATATCTTAGAAGCACAATCAGGAAAATACATCGGTAAAGATAAAAAATGGCACTGGGGTCGTTATTTATTTACTGTTGACTTTGCACATCCAGAGCCTAATATACTGGACACTGATCATTCTGAGATCCCGCACGAACACAAGTGCGCTCACGTACTTGCATTAAATGATGGCAACTACGCGGCACAACCTAACAACAGACTTATTTGGGACATACCATCGTTTACGGTGAAAGACCAAATACCTGATTGGAAGGTACAAACTAACTATTGGAACGTAGAAGATACACAACAGTGGCGAACAGAAGACACTGATAACTTCTTCTATGAGATAGAGGAGAAAAAAAATGATTGATAAATGTAAAAAAATTTGTTGTAAAATCTGGGACATAATTTGTTGGCCCTGGAGAAGATTCGTAAAGTGGTTATTCACCAAGTAATTTATGTCTAAGAAACCACTCAACATATCTGAAGAGGCAGCTGTCCAAATGCCTATGAAGACGGTTGCCTCTTTGATCATCATCGTGGCACTCGGCACCATGGGTTACTTTCAAATAATAGAACGTCTCAATGTTGCAGACACTCGTATACAAATAATGGAGAAAGATCTTGAAGAGAACACGGAGTTTAGAATTAAATGGCCACGTGGACAATTAGGATCACTGCCCGCAGATTCTGAGCAATTCATGATGATTGAAGATCTTTATAAAACTACAGACAAACTGAACAAACACATAGAGTCTATGGCACTAAACAAAGTCAACATAGAATTTTTAAGAAAACAAATGGATAAAGTTTTAGTTGATATTGAAAAATTAAAAGATGCAAATCGTGAAATGAAATATACAAACGGGAGCCCACAATGATCGAGTCTGTGATAGCCCTACTTATGTTTGTAAACGGAGAGATCAAGGAGCATCGTATTCAAGAATCTATGGCTGCATGCCTTCGAGGTAAACGTCACGCAGAGAGACAATATAGTGAGTCAGTGTCTTACAAATGCTGGAGAGGTAAAGCAGAGACGGAGTTGTATTTAGGTGAAAAACACATCAAAAAAATCATTCTTCAATAATCTTAAACGTTTAAATAAATTTGCACAACAATTAAGAGATGGACGTTTTCGTCAACGTGTGATAGTAAATAAGAAAGCATATGACTCTC